AAGGAGTATATTATGGCAAAGTCATTTAAAGCATTAGTACAAAGAGAGCCTGGAAGAAAGGCATCTAGTACAGGACAAGGTGGGAGAGGTAGAAGAGTAGGTATCAGTACTTCTACAATGAATAAATCAAAGAAAAGAAGTCACAAAAAGTACAGAGGACAAGGTAGATGACAACAACTAATATTACGAATGTTTCAGACGCAGCCTGGAGTAACAATAACCCTAACGAGTTAGATTACTTACGCCCTAATGCGTTTAAATTTCAAATACATAACATTCCGAATGTCAGTTATTTTTGTCAAGCAGCTAACATACCTGAAATAAATTTACCACCTGCTACACAAATGACACCATTAGTAGATATCCCACACCCAGGAGATAAACTAGAGTTTGGTGTTTTAATGATAAGGTTCCTCATACAAGAGGACATGAAAAACTATACAGAGCTATATAACTGGTTAATTGGTTTAGGATTTCCAGTAGATCATAAACAATATAAAGAATATGGCCAAGGGCAGGAGTATAGATTTCCAGATATAGACCCTGCCAAACAACAAGCGTTAGGACAATTTTCAGACGCTTCATTATTCCTATTAGATTCTAATAATAACTTACAAACACAATTTATCTTTAGAGATGCCTTCCCTATCAGTTTACAAGGGTTAGATTTCGAGATAGCATCAGGACAAACGGACTATATGGTTGGTGTAGCTATGTTTAGGTACAGAGATTACATTATTAATACAGATCAGTAGCCCAAACGGTACAATAAACAGTTGACTCTTACATAGTAAGGTCGTATAATGTGTATATTATGATAACTCTTAATGAACTACAAGAAATGTGGCAAGAAGACTGTAAGATTGATGAACTCAATCTAGGCCAAGAGTCTACACGCATACCAGAACTACATTCCAAGTATCTTAACCATTTAACTACACTTAGATTACAATGTAGAAGAGCCCAGAGCGATTTATTCAGCATGAGAAGGCTTAAATGGAAATACTATCGTGGAGAGTTGGACCAAAAAGAATTGAATGATTTAGGCTGGGATCAGTACTTAGGTAATGCTCCTTTAAACAATCAGATGAATGACTTCTTAGATACAGATGAAGATGTTATTAAATTAACAGACAAATTAGAGTATTTAAACACTTGTATGTCCCTATGTGAGGGCGCTATGAAGTCAATAAATAGCCGTTCTTTTGATATTAAAAACGCAATTGAATGGACCAAGTTTACAAATGGACTCGTTTAGTGAGGAAAATTTGGCCGACCTTTAGGAGCAAAAAAAGTTGATCAAGGTATTTAAGAAAGACGAAGTATATGTAAAGGTAGATACAGACTTAAGCACTGACCAGGAAATATGTGACTTCTTTACATTTGAAGTACCAGGTGCTAAGTTCATGCCACTATATAGAAATAGAATGTGGGATGGAAAGGCTAGACTTTATAGTATGTACACCAAAGAACTATATGTAGGTCTATTGCCTTACTTAAAAGAATTCGCTGAGACATTAGAGTATGATATAGAAATAGACATGCCTGATATTGGCGAACAAATAGATATAGATAAATTCACAGACGAACTGAGGTTACAATCCAATGAGAAAGATATCGAAATTAGAGACTATCAGAAAGAAGCGGTTACAAAAGCAATTAATGTGGGACGAACTTTACTCTTATCTCCTACTGCTAGTGGGAAGTCTCTTATTATATACAGCCTTATTCGTTATCACCAGCTAAAAAATAGAAAGCAATTAATTATTGTGCCTACTACATCATTGGTAGAACAAATGTATGGAGACTTTGCAGACTACTCAACTAAAAATGGTTGGAAGGTACAAGAAAATTGCCATAGAATATATGGTGGTAAGGAAAAGACAAATGAATATCCTATAACAATAAGTACATGGCAATCTATTTACAAGTATCCTAAGAAATGGTTTGAACAGTTTGATGTTATATATGGAGATGAGGCACACTTGTTTAAGGCAAAGTCATTAACAACTTTAATGAACAAATTAGTTAACACGCCTTATAGAATTGGAACAACAGGAACATTGGATGGTACTAAGACACATAGGTTAGTATTAGAAGGTGTGTTTGGTAATGTACATAAGGTTACAACAACTAAAAAACTAATGGACGATAAACAACTTGCCAACTTAAAAATTATATGTTGTACATTAAACTATCCAGATGAAATTAGAAAACAACTAAAAGGATATAACTATCAAGAAGAGATAGATTGGATTGTTACATGTCCTAAAAGGAATGAAATAATTAAAAATTTAACTATAGCACAAGAAGGTAATACTTTATTATTGTTTCAATATGTAGAAAAACATGGTAAGGTATTATATGAGATGCTTGAGAAGGTAGATAAGAATAGGAAAGTATTCTTTGTATTTGGAGGCACAGATACAGAGACTAGAGAAGAGATTAGAGCTTTAACTGAAAAAGAAAATAATGCTATTATTGTCGCCTCATACGGCACATTTTCTACAGGCATAAATATAAGGAACCTACATAATATTGTGTTCGCCTCACCTAGTAAGAGTAGAATTAGGAACTTACAAAGTATAGGAAGAGGTTTACGCAAAGGAGATAATAAAGTTACTTGTAATCTTTTTGATATTGGTGATGATTTATCGTGGAAGTCACATAAGAATTACACACTTAATCATTTAATAGAGAGGATCAAGATTTATAACGAAGAAGGTTTCGATTATAAACTTGTTAAAATAGATGTCTGAAGAAATAAGTATATTAAGATTAATGGATGGATCAACAGTCGTAGGAAGAGTAACAGTCTCTCCTGACATCATAGAAATAGAACATCCTATAGAATTAGTTTTTAACACCACACCTATTAGAGGTGTAATAGGTGAACAAGTAAGTTTAAAACCTTGGATGGCAATAGCTGAAGATCAAATATTTGTAGTTGACAGATCCAATGTAATTACAATAGGATCATTACAAGAAGCATTTTATCCAGGCTATGAAAGAATGGTAGAAACAATTTACTTTGATAATCCTCAATGGCAAATACCTGAAGAACCAGCAGAACTGCCTGAGGATTTAGATATAGATTTGTTAACAGATTATGCAGACGCAGTAATAAAAAAGAAAATACATTAGGAGTATATTATGGCAAAAAGGAGAGACCCAAACTCGGCACACTACATTGACAACAAGGAATTCTTAGCAAGAATATCTGAGTACCGAGAATTAAGAATAGAGGCAGAAGAAAGTGGTGAGGAAAGACCACGAGTAACAAACTATATTGGAGAGTGTTTCGTAAAGATAGCAAATCATTTAGCATACAAATCCAATTTTGTTAATTACACATTTAGAGATGAGATGATTTTAGATGGTATTGAAAACTGTCTTACATACATGGATAATTTTAATCCTGAGAAATCTAAGAATCCTTTTGCTTACTTCACACAAATTACTTACTACGCTTTTATTAGACGAATCCAAAAGGAAAAGCGTCAAATGGAAACTAAGTTTAAGTATATTAAAAGTTTAGATATAGAACAAATACTTTCACATGGAGCAGATGGAGATCAACATACCAATGAATACCTAAGTTACATGAGAGGTATAGTGGAGCAAGCAGAAGCAGATAACGCAGAAGCAGAGAAACAGAATAAAGGTAAGAAGATGCCTAAGCGTAGACCTAAATATTTAGATGAGAAGATTAAAGCAGAGGAAGCAGCTGCAAAGGAGAAGGCAGAAAAAGGTCAACCAAAAGAGCAACTTTTTGATTGATTGTTAGTTAACTATTATATATAATATCATATTATGAAACTGAGATACAGCGAAGCATTCTATAGCATACAAGGCGAAGGTAGATTCGTAGGAGTACCTAGTGTATTCTTAAGAGTCTTTGGCTGTAACTTTGAATGCGCTGGTTTCGGACAAGAGCGTGGCAAGTATATTGCTACAGACCAAATGCCTTACATGACAGATCCTAAAGGCGATAAAAATCACCCAGAAGCTTATAAAGATATTTCAGAACTTCCTGTTACACCTGTAGGTTGTGATAGTTCTGCTTCCTGGGCTATGAAATATAAACACTTACAAATGACAAAGAAAACTGAGGAAGTGTTTGAACATATTATAAGTTTACTACCTAATGGAAGATTTGATGAGAGAGAAGATATACATTTGGTTATTACAGGTGGTGAACCTTTATTAGGTTGGCAAAGAGTATGGCCTGAATTAATAGAAATGTGTATGGCAAAAGGATTGAAGAATGTTACATTTGAAACTAATGGAACACAGGAAGTTAAACCTGAACTTGTAAATTTCTTTAATGCTAATCATAAGAACATACATGTAACATGGAGCACATCTCCTAAGTTAAGTCTTAGTGGTGAAAAGAATGAAGATGCTTTAATACCTGATGCTTTAGTTACAATGAACCAAGTTTACAATAGTCATTTATATAATAAATTTGTTGTTAGAGATATGACTGACTTTGAAGAGGTAGATATGTTCTATCTCACATACCAAAAAAGTGGTGTGCAGATAGATGCTGTTTACTGTATGCC